GAAAGCATGGATAGCGTTAGGAAGAGCATCGATGGCATCAGTGTAGTTGAAAGGTTGAGCACCAAGAACCTTGAATAAGAGAGCATCACAAGTTAAGGATGAGCAGTAGTCAACGTTTTGGTCAGGTTGAACAACCCAGATGAGCTCCTTAACAGGATGGTTGAAGTTGAGCTTAATCTTGTTAGAAGAAGAACCAACAGACTCATCACCTGTGAATTGGAGTTGAGTAATCAAGTACTCGTGAGGGTTTTGGGCCATTCTGCGGCGTTCATCAGTGTCAAGGAAGACATAATCAACGTAGAGTGAGGCAGCAACCAAAGATTGGTTGTAGGCAATAGTGGCAGGGACAGGGCGTCCAACAGCGTATTGACCAGAAGCTCCAGAGTAAGGGTTGGAGTTGCAGTTTAAGGTGGTAACAGCCCATAAGCACTCATCAATAGGTCTGATATCAAGGTTAATCTTGACTTCGTGGTATTGAAGAGCAATCAAAGGAAGGGCAAGACCAGGGTTGGTGCAGAACCAGAATTGAAGAGGGACATAAAGGGTAGTCTCAGGAAGAGCATTACGAGGAGCGCAAACTTGACGAGGAGCCAAAGAGTCACAAGGAGATTCTACATCAGAGAAAGAAGGATCAGTGATGAAGGTAAGTTGAGTGGTGTTACCAATCATCTTGAAGTAACCACGTTGTTGTTCAGCAGTTGTGGTCAATTGACCCCAGATGTGCATCCAGTCACCATATTGGCGATCAATTCTTTGACCACCAATTTCGACTTCAACTTGAGCAATTAATTGCTCACCAGGGAAATCAAGCCAACGGGCATATACACCAGTATTTTGACCACTGGAGTAGTTTCCGAGACCCATAAGTTGGTTGATCTCAGGAAGAGTAACTTGTAAATAAGTGCGGTAAGCAAGATCTCCGTTTCTGGAGATAACACATTGGACACGACGACCGAAATCAGCTTGACCGTTAAAAGTTTGTTCGATTGATTCGATGGCAAAGTTAGTGTATCTACGATAAGTAACTTTCCAGAAAGTAATTTGAGGATTACCAGTAAGGTAAACATCTTGAGCGCCATAAGCTACGAGTTGCATTAATCCACCTCCCATTTTATAATATGGCTAAAGAAAAAAAATTTTTAGAAATAAAATAAATTAATTTAATTAAATTAATTTATTTTTATTTAATTTAAATATTTTAACTATGAAAAAATTTATTTAAATCTAAATTGGTCTTCATAAATTTCATCAAATACGAGTTCTCTAGCACTTCTTTTTTACCTTCATGATTTTTTAAGAATACATAAGAATCGCCACGTTTTTTAACAGACCATCCTTGTTCTATAGAGTTAAAAAGAAGAAGCATTTTTTGGAACTTTATTGCGTCTATCTTTAAATCTTCATTTTCTAAATCTTTTAAGGAGTCTAGATTTATTTTAAATTCCATTTAATGTATTTTAATAAAAGTTTAATTTATTTTGAACTTATTATCTGTTTAAGATTTTTCGTCTATAAAATCTAGAATAATGTAGTCCTTCTGTTTCTAAAATTTTTATACTGCTTTTAACAATCTCTCCGTAATCGTTTGAATAATATATATTTTTAATTTTATAACCTTTCTTTTGTGGTAATGTTTTCATAGTTTGAATACAATTAGCACAAGGCTTTGAACTTTGTATTTTATTATTTTTAGAAAATCTTATAACAAGTAAATTAATTGGTTCTAATTTTTTCTTTTTATCTAATGGTTTAAGTTTATTAATAGCATCATGTTCAGCATGAATACCAGGTTGGATACCATTAATATCTCCCATTGTATTAAACCCAAAACTTAAAATATTAGCCTTTTTCAAAACGTTTTTGTTTGCCTTGTAAAACACATGACGCATGATTATAATTTCCGCACAAACAAGATGAAATTCTTGATTCTCCGTTCTCAAATAGAGAAATATCAGAATCACACGGCAAACAGAATCGCTTCAAAAACAAAGTATCAAGTATTTGAGACATTTTAATTTGTGTAATATAATATTATAGCTATATAATCTTTTCAATTTTATTTTTTATTTAAATTAAATAAATAATTTATATATATTATAAATTAAATAAAAACCATTTAAAATATAAAAAGAGGTATGATATCTTTTAAACCGAAATCAAATAAAAAAATTAAATTCAACAAAAAATCAGCAGTCACACTCGATACAAAACATAAGGAATTTTTACATGAATTTTCGCAAGATGAAAACACTATTTTAGATTATAAATATGAAATACATAAATTAAAACAAAAATTAAATAATGAAAATGAAACAATCTCAATAGAAGAAAAATTAGAGTTTATGGATAGGATTTTAGAATTAAAGGAAGCTGTAAAACACATACAAAATAAAAAAAAAGATTATTTACTTGATAATTCAAAATATATTTTTGAATATTTTGAAAACAAAAAAAATATTTCAAGTGGTATAAAATCTCAAACAAATTCTAATAAATCAAATGCTGTTAATAAATTTTTTAAAATAAAAGAAATTGATAATGAAATTAATTTAATACAAAATGATAATAATAATATTGTTTTAAAATATTTGAGCAATGTTAGTGATGATTTTTTAGATATTAATAATTTTGTATATCAGACAGATATATGTCAAGTATGTAAAAAAGGCGAGTTAATTCCACTTGAAGATGAAGGTATAATGGTTTGTAATATCTGCTCAAGAAGTATTCCATATCTTATTGAAAATGAAAAACCATCATATAAAGAACCACCAAAGGAGGTTTGCTTTTATGCTTATAAACGAATAAATCATTTTAAAGAAATATTAGCACAATTTCAAGGTAAAGAAACAACACAGATTCCTTTAGATGTTATTGAAAATATTAAATTACAAATTAAAAAAGAGAGAATTGAATTATCTCAAATAACAAATATAAAAACAAAAGAAATACTAAAAAAATTAGGATATAATAAATATTATGAGCATATACCATTTATAAAAGATAAATTGGGTATTAAACCACCAATTATGTCTCCTGAATTAGAGGAGACTTTATGTAACCTTTTTGTTGAACTTCAATCACCTTATTCAAAATTTTGCCCAGATGATCGTGTTAATTTTTTAAATTATTACTATACAGCATATAAGCTATGTGAATTATTAGGCGAAGAAAAATATTTAGAACATTTTCCAATGTTAAAAGATCCAGAAAAAAGAATGGAACAAGATATAATATGGAAAAAGATTTGTAAAGAATTAGATTGGGAATTTATACCTACTATTTAATATTTATAATTTATATACAATTAAATTATAAATTATTATGATCTATATGGAAAAAGTTTTAATATATTAGTGTTATAAATTGAATAATTCGGGTCATAACTATTAGATCCTACTCCATTACCAAAACACATACCTCCTTTTTGTTTGCGACTTTTGCCATTATATTTGCGTGCCTTTCTACCTTTTTTTGTTTTACTATAAGTTTTGTGTTTTCTACCACCAAAAGAATTTTCTCTTGTTGTGTTAACTGAATCATTTGTTAAATTTCCCAAATCTGATAAATGTAAAGAGCCTTGTGAAACGCGACTATCGTCTAAATCTGATAGATGTAAAGAACCTTGTGAAACGCGACTATCGTTTAAATCTGATAGATGTAAAGAACCTTGTGAATTGCGAGTATCGTTTAAATCTGATAGATGTAAAGAACCTTGTGAATGATTAATACCATTTAAGTATGAAATATCTCCAATCGTTGTATTCATTGATTCATCTAACTCATGTTCATCATCTGAAGTATCTGAAATACCTGAAATATTCAAACCATTGTTTTCATTATTTTGAATGTCTTGAATTAGTTCTTGTGGTGTAAAATTAGCACCTGTATCTGGATTTATTCGATTTAAACTTAATTGAATAATATTTAATCCAAGACCTGTATTAAAAAGAATTTGAATATCATTTTCTGTAAACCCTAACGACAATAATTGTTGGGTTTCTTCTTGTGTAAATGTTCCGCCAACCATTTTTTTATAACTTCGTCCAGCTTTGCTAGTTTTTTTTCTATAAGATTTAGGTTTTAGCCGTCTTAATTTTTTACGAGATTGTTTCGCCATAATATATTATTATTAGATTTAAATATATTATGTTATTTAAAATCCACCAGGGAACCTGACCAAGTTGGCACCGATACCGAAACCAGCACCAGATCTAGCAGTTACACCCATAGATGGAACATAAGTATCAAGAATACTAAATGTAGCAGCAGCAGTTAAAGCAATTAAAACAATTTCCTCAATGTTTAAAGAACGTTTAGGAATAGCATAAGCCGCAATAGCTACCATCAAACCTTCAACAAGATATTTGATAATTCTCTTAACAAGTTCGCCAACGTTTATTAATCCGTGCATTATATTAATTGTTAAGAAAAAATTTATTAATTGCGATAAAAAACTTAAAAATAAATAATTAAATTATTTAAATGGATAGTTCTAAATCTTCCAAGAAGTGTGGTTTTGAGAGAAAACAAAAAAACGGTAAAGAAAATCCTAAATATATTGATTTGTTAGAAGAAGACAAACCTATTGCAAATCAAAAATTTGTATGTATGTCTTTTTGTTCTCCAGAAAAAATTTTAAAACAAAAAGAAATTTTCTTTTTTGAAGAATTCCTAAAGAACTGGGAGTTTAATAAGTCTATGGAAAAATTTCTACAATTTATTAACTTTATATCTTTTAAGTATAATATATCGTTTGAAGATTTAAATAATGATTTTAGAGAATTTGTTCAAGAAGAGAAAAATAATCTAGCTAATTCAAACTTGGCTGACGATTATAAAACATATTTAGATAAACATGAAGATGATCTTCAAAAGAAATTTGATATTGAAAATAGTTTTCAAACAAACACAAGAGGTCTAAAGATTAGAGGCGTTTACCCTACTCAAGAAGAAGCTGAATTAAGATGTAAAATGCTAAGAGAAATTGATCCTAATCACGATATAATGGTTGGTCCAGTTGGCATGTGGATGCCTTGGGACCCTGAAGCATATAAGACAGGTCGTGTTGAATATATGGAAGAGGAATTGAACCAATTAATGCATGAAAAACAAAAGAATGAATCTAATGCTAAGACTGCTTTTGAACAACGCGTTAAAGAGACTAAACAAAAGGCTATTGAGGAAAATATTAAGAATGCTGAAAAGTCTGGTAATACTTTATCTCAAACTATTGATGAACAAGGTAATTTGATTGGTGTAAATAATTCTAGCACTCAGGAATTCGCATTAGGAGAACAAGAAAATATCTCAACTGCTGATATTTGTAAGGAATTGTTTGAAGGTGAAAATATTGTTGTTGGAAAGAGTGATTATGGTCAAAGTCAATTACAATCTGGACCATTTGCTAAAAAATAAACTTTATTAATTAGTATTTAAACATTTAATAATATTACAAATATGAAAATTTGTTATATTATTTCTACTTGTGATAAATATTTAGATACACGTGTAAAATATCAAATGGAAACTTTTTTAAACGATATTGACAAAAATGATATTTTTTATTTAACATCAAAATCTAATATTGAAAAGAGATATTTTGGTTGGAATTGTATGGATGATGAAAAAAATATTACATGGAAATATATACATTTTTTTTATAATATGAGTAATATTCTTGAATATGATTGGTATATTTTTGTAGATGATGATACATTTATTTTTATTGATAGACTTAAATTATTATTAACAAAATATAACAAGGATGATTTTTATTATATTGGTAATGAACTAGATCATATTAAAAAAGATTTTTGTCTCTATATGTCTGGCGGAGCAGGTTATGCCATATCTAATGGATTATATAAAATTTTATACAACCATGTTAAATGTAATGGAATAAATAATTCATATAAACATTGGTGTGATGATTTATGTATTGGATTATGGATTAATGAACTTAAAAATAAATATAACATTATACAAATTGACAATAAAAATTTTTTAATAGATCCACATAAAAATCATGATGACTTAAATAATGCTATAACTATACATAGAACTATGACGGAAGAAGCTAATAGGTTTTATTATAATATAGCAAAACAAAATAAAAAAGAAAAAAATAATATTGAAGTAAATAATATAAAAGAAGATACCACATTTGTTATTGTAACTGATTTAAATTATTTCAAAAAAGCAAAAAGAACTATTATTGATTTAAGAAGCAAGGGAAATTGGCAAAAAGATATTGTTCTTATAACAGTTGATTTTACATTGAATAATAATTTTAAGGATTTTTATAATATTATTGAAGTTAAATTTAATCAAATTGATAAATCAGAACTTTTGAATAAAATAGGAGAAAATGGGTTTTCTAATTCAGATAAGAGAGAAATTATAAAATTAAACCAATGGGAAAAATTACATGTATTTGATGATTATTTTATGAAATGGAAACGTGTAATATTTTTGGATGCTGGTTTACGAGTTTTAGATGATGTTAAATATTTGTTGGAATTAGATTATAAAGGTAAGATTCTTGCTCCAAAAGACGGTAGTTACAATGATTATAATTTATTTAAATGTCAGTTAAGTTATGATAATCAAGATATCATAGAGAAAGTTAAAAAAGATTTTGGAGAGAATATTTTAAATGAAAATTATTTTTTAAATTCTATTTGGATATATGATACAAATATTTTACGGTTATGTGATAAAAATCAAATGATAACAGCTATGAATACTTATACTTTATGTAGAACAAATGAAATGGGAGTAATGAATCTTTTATTAAGATTTAAATATAATTTATGGGAAGCATTTCCAGTTAAGACTTCTTCTTATAAATTTTTATTTGATTGGTGTGAATTAAATAATCCAAATACAAATTGGAAGGATTATTGTTTAATAAAATATCCAGTAACAATTTCATTTGATGATTGTTAAATAATACTATAATAGTCATTTATTATATTATTATTTTTATATATATTCCTCATTTTTTGTAGGACATATTCCTTTCATTTCTGCTGTTTAGTTATAGTATCCCATCTTGCTAATAACTAATTTGAAACAATTTCACTATTACGCCTTTTCCATGTTGATGACATGATACTCTATTTGACAAATCATTTGTATCCTTGAATTTAATTACGGATAATTATTGCGGCTTTCAATTTTTATACAGATATCCATGTGTGATGATTATTACTATATTCTTAAATATCATTTATAGTATATTGTGTGAGGCCTTAATTGTTGAACTAAATGTTTGTCAGCGAGATTCGTATAATTTTGCGAGTGAAGTGGTATCCTTCGTATAGTATTAATTTTCTTTATCACTATTACGAACATTTCGATAATATTCCTCACGTTGTTCTTCTTTAACCTTGTTAATTTTCATGATATTTTCTTCTAAAGGTTTTATTTTTTGTTTACTATATTCTTTAGGAATTATATAACGTCTATAATATATAGTTTTTTCATCAGGTTGCGGTCTAACTATAGGAGCATCTTGGCTAACTTTAGGTTCTACACTTACTACTGCAAACCCCATCATTCTTTTTATCAGCGTCCACATATTTTTAAATATATTTATTTTTACGGACATTACACCTTTTTACATTTCAAACGCTGATTTATTTCTAAATCAATTTTTTATAAAATATAAAATACAATAGTAAGGAATTTCACATTACGATTTCCTAAGTTAGCACTTTCCACAAACGCCGTTTTTATATAATGAAAGCTAAGTTTTACCACTTAGTCGTCTTTTTAACGCTAATTTTTGGTCCTGCACCCCTCTTTTTTGTTTGGTTAGGGTCATATTGTTCTTCTTGTTGCTCATCTGGTAATCCTTTAGATAATTCCCAGAATTCTTTAGAACCAAGACGAAAATCATTATGATTATCAGCTTTATACCAAAAAACTTGGTCTTGTAATTTATTAGATTTAGAATTATTGTTAATTACAAGACATTCGTAATTTTCAGTACATTGATCCATTACTTGACAAAAAGACTCAAAGGTTGGAAACATTCCAGCATAATTATCATATATTCGTTTCCTATTTGCAATGTAATTTTCCCTCAAAATAAAAACATAATCTATATTGGTTCTCAGTGTGGGAGGAATTCCTAAAGGGTATTGCATTGTAATAACTAACATGACCTTCCAGTGTCTCCCGTTCATAAATAGAAGACGCATTAATTTATCACGAGACCATGTATTATCATATAAACAATCATCTAAAATAACAAATGCTCTAGGGTCAATTGATGATCTTTTATACATTTCTATTTCTTTTTTGACTTGATTTAATACAGTCCTTTGTCGTTTTAATATATTTTCAATAATAGCTGAATTGTATTCATTATGAATGAATAATCGAGGTACCATTTTTCCATAAAATCCATTACCTTCTTCTGTTCCTGAAATAACAGTTCCAATAGGAATTTCTTGTTGATAATATAATAAATCTCTAACCAAAAATGATTTTCCAGTATCACGCTTACCAATTAAGACTACAACAGGTCCTTTATTTTCAGTTGCTTTAAATTGAATACTTTTCATATCAAATTTTTTAAGCTCTAGACTCATTTCTATAATATTAAAAAAAGAAAATATAATACAAAATAAACGCTATTAGATTTTCCTAAATTAAACGAGTAATTTGAATTACAAAGAAGCTTTTAGAAATATAAATTAAATATATTTTTCAAATAATAAGTTAAAAATAGATTTAATTTATATTTTAATTGACTAAAGATGATAGCTATAAATTATCAGAAAAGAAAAAATATTGATCTATTTAAATGTTTTGAAGAACCCACCTCCCTTTTTCTCTCTAAAACACAAAATTATATACCAATTTATACAAGATTTTTTACCTTAAATGATACAAATTATAATAGTATTAATCTAAATAATAAATGGTTTATATCAAATATTAATTCTGAAGGGAATATTGAAGACAATGATAATCTTTTTATGTGTAAAGTAAAAAATATAGATACTAATAAGGTAAAAGAAAGAGAAGTATTCTTCAAAATGGCTCCTTTATTAGACCCATATAAATACCTGATTGGTAAATATGATATTACAAATTCAACCCTGTTTAATTTACCAAAATTAAATTCAAATACAGAAGATTGTAATTCTAAATTTATTGATGTAAATAACTCAGCTTATGTTGATGGTTTATTTTTATTTTTATCAAGTCAATTAAGAAACACATATAGATTTATACATGGTGTTGACTATTATGGTTCTTTCTTGGCTATTAAAAATGAATTTAAAATAAATGTTTTTGATGATATTGATTATTTGAATAATTCAGATTTTTTCAATAAAAATAAAAATATATTATTTAAAGTAGATAACTATGAACATCTGTTTCAACAAGAACAAACAAAATTAAAACCATTAAATATTGGTAATAATATTAGTTTAAATTCTTTAAAATCAGTTGATAATGAAATGTTTAATGATGTGTTTGATGAATGTAATAGTTCAATTGATTTAAAAGACTTATCATTAGATTTAGTTGATATAACAAATGTATCATTAATAACGGAACATCAATTAACTTTAAAATCTAATTCAACTTGTTCATCACGCTCATCACATACAAATGATGGTGATTTAGATGATGATTGTGAAAATTGTGATAAAGTTTGTGAGGTATTTGATTTAAGTTCTGAAAAAAATAGTAATAATAGTTTACAAGAAGAAAATTATAATAATGAAGAAGATGAAGAAGATGAAGAAGATGAAGAAGATGAAGAAGATGAAGAAGAGAAAATAAATGTATTTATACCAAAATTTCCTGTTCAAGTTATTGGAATGGAATATTGTGAAAATACTTTTGATAATTTAATTTTAACTAACGAATTAACTAATGAAGAATGGTATTCAGCATTTATGCAAATTATAATGATTCTTATAACATATCAAAAAGTATTTAATTTTACACATAATGATTTACATACAAATAATGTAATGTATAATCAAACTGACAAAAAATATTTGTATTATTGTTATAAAAAGAAGTATTATAAAGTTCCTACATTTGGAAGAATGTTTAAAATAATTGACTTTGGTAGGAGTATTTTTAAATTTGATGGTAAAATATTTTGTAGTGATAGTTTTCAAACAGGCGGAGATGCTGCCACTCAGTATAATACAGAACCTTATTTTAATGATAAGAAACCCAGATTAGAGCCAAATTATAGTTTTGACCTATGTAGATTAGCATGTTCAATTTTTGATTATGTTATTGATGATTTTGAAGAAATGAAAGATTTAAGTAAAATTGTAGACCCGATCAAACGCTTAATTTTTGAATGGTGTTTAGATGATAAGGGAATAAATATGCTCTATAAAAATAATGGTGTAGAGAGATATCCGGAGTTTAAATTATATAAAATGATAGCAAGATGTGTTCACAATCATACACCGCAAGCTCAATTGGAACGTGTTGAATTTGATAATTTTAAATTTAGTGGAGATATTAAGAATATGGATGATGTTATTAATATAGATTTAATTCCATCACATATTTAGATTTATTATTTTTTTGTAAAATCCATAATAGATAATATTTATATATATATTATGGATAATAAATTTGGATTTATTATAACTAGACATGTTAATTCTTATAAAACAAATAAATATTGGAATAATTGTGTAAAATTAATTAGAAATTTCTATCCTTTGAGAA